GTCTCCGGCCGGCCGTCAAAAATTGTGAATTTTCGGACGGGGGGAGTCAGTCCCAGCGCTCCTCTGTCAGCGGTTCCTGGCGTTTCGTTTTCCTGTATCCATGCACCGCCTCGTGGCAGTCATGGCATAGACTTATCAGATTTCTTTTACGGGTTCCATGCCATTCATACCAGATGTCCAGAGCCATCTCCGGATGCCGTTTGACATAGTTCACATGATGCACTGTCGTAGCTGCAGTATACTTGTGCTGCTCTTTGCACCTCTGACATTCGTTGTGATCCATGTCCAACACCTGCTGCCGGACCTGCTTCCATCTGCCCCACGCATAGAATCTGTGTATATCATTCGCCACGCACCACCTCGCGAACTCTATCTCCTGCTGTGTCATTGTGTCCTCCTAACCAAAAAGAGAGCCTGCTGTTTGCAAGCTCTCCTCGAGGGGAATTATCGTGCGGTTTATCTTTATACCACGCTATCAATATATCACTTATATTGTCCTGCGAGTACCGCAGTTACAGATAGTCTTTTATCAGGTTCTTGTTATTGTTTCTCAGCTGCAGCTGATACCTCTGTATTGTTCTCTGGTAATTCTCCATGTGCTTTCTGTATGCTTCCACCTCCGCAACGTTCTTTCTCCCGTACATCCGTCTGTATCTGGCCTGCATGTTCTTAGCGCGTAGCAGCATTGCTTTTGTCTTGCCGTCTTTCAGTAAAACGATATATTTCTTTTTGCATTCTTCACACTGAATATACTGAACATCCAACTCCGTTCCTGGTATACGTTCCTCTTTCACTTTAAGATTTACCTGTGCTTTACATTTGTTACACTCTATCATTTAATCCTCCTTGCTATGATACTGTAAAACCTCCTACGCATTTCGTAAAAGTACGATCTCTCGCATGGAATGCCTCTGGCTTTCATCACCTGGAATGTACAGTACTCTGTTGTCACATAATACAGCAGATATGGATACAGCTCTTTTTCTTTTCCTACAGCTTCCATGGCTGCCTCTTCGATCTTCTTTATCTTGCGTGTAACCTCTGCTGTTTCCATGGCTGCGTCTGCGGTTGAGTCAGAACAGTTATGTGATCCCGGCTGTCCAGTCAGATTCTGTCCGGCTCTTGTGTCTCTCTTTATTGTCAACTCTTCTTTCCATTCGTTATACTGCAGACAGTAATTGTATGCAGTCTGGAAAGCTCTTCTTGATATGTTGTATTTCTTTCTGTTCAGCGGTCTCACGTTTGGCATTTCTACTCTCCTTTATTCTTCTGGCATTTCATATAAACGCGGTATGCTCGCCGCCATTGGCGGAAACCCTACTGTCCCCTGCAAGAAGCCAGTTGCTCCGTTTGCGTACAGATAAGATCCGCACACTTTTTGTATCTCGTCAAGAATTTCTATGCAGCGTTTTTCGCTTTTGTATATCCCAAGCGTGTCGTTATGCAATCCGCCGTTATTAATACATACTCTGTATTTCTTTCCTCCAGTCGTTCCTTGAATACTATCGTAGCTTATGCATGTACAATTCCCTCCAAATCTGTACAAGCAGTTTTTCTTTTGGCTTCTTATGAACACTTCTGACATTTTTATTCCCCTTTCTGATTTTGTAATGGATTTTTCCATCCCAGTCTCTGTCCGCACTGATCGCAGTAGTTATGTCCATGCTGATCTGTTGCTCCGCATACCGGACACTCCCAGAGTCCGTCCTCTCTCTGTGAAACTCTGCAAGGGATTTCTTTTCTTTTCGCAATCAGAAGTTCGTCATAATGTGCTTTTGTTGTGATTATGTATCCGTTCTGTGTCTCAATCTCAGTGTCACTGCAAAGGAATGGCTTCTGCGCTACGTTGTCAATAACTTTCTTTACGTCTCCTATGCCCATCATGGCTTTAATCCTCCATTATAAAATTTTTTCCAAAAATCTTCATGAACTCTGTTCTACTTCCCCAGTTTTCTTCAAAAGCTCTCTGGCCATCTTCATGCAGCATGGCCATGATCTTCTTATTTGTGTGTACAGCTTCCGGTCCTGTTCCTGCAAGATGATGTATATTGCATAAATACACTTTTAGCCCGTAATGTCCGGAATGTGTCCGATTCGGACACCCTCCAAATATGTGATGTTCCTGGAGTGCTGGATGTCGTCTGTAATCATTGTGCAGCTTCATACAAAGATAACAAGTGCCGCTTTCTCTGCTGTGCATGATGCTCGGTCTCTCTGGTTCTTTCTTCTTAGTCCGTTTTTTCTTTTTCTGCTTCGGAAATGACTGCATTTCTGTGTTCCTCCAGCTTTTTCTTGTAATTTGTATGATAGTCTTTGAACCAGCGCGTCTGTCTACGCTGATTTACGATTATCCTTGCTTCTTTGTTGTCCATTTCTCCTCCTTTTTGTCAAAACGGCATTTCTTCCTCTATTCCCTCCGGAATATTCATAAAGCCGTCTGGATCTGTTTCAGGAGCTGGCTGTGGGTGACTGCTGCCGGATCCGGCGTTCTTTCCCTCTGCAAATTCCTGTTCATCAACTACAACCTCTGTTGTATAGACCTTATGTCCATCTCGGTTTGTATAACTGCCGGTCTGGATGCGTCCAGAAACGGCAATTTTGGTTCCCTGTCGCAGATATTTCTCTGCAAACTCCGCAGCACGTCCAAAAGTTACGCAATTGATAAAATCTGCGGTTGCTTCTCCGTCACGATGGAATCTCCGGTCTACTGCAAGTGTATATCTGGCAATTGCCAGGTTATCTCCGGAAGCGTAGCGCACTTCCGGATCTCTTGTTAAACGTCCCATTAAAATTACTTTATTCATCATTTTCTCCTTTTGAATCTACTTCCTTGAGGTCTTGCCCCCCCCGTTTCGTTTTTGTTGCATACGCTGTACGGCGTGAGTTCATTTCCATGTCGATCAAATTTCCACACTGTAAGCATTCCTGCGTCAGTTCTGCAGTGTTTCTGTTTGTCATGTACTTCCATGAACTTCCGCAGGCTTTGCACTCTGCATACATTGGTTTTAAAGCTCTAAGCTGTGTTACGTGTCCGCATTTCTTACATTTGTGCTGTGTCTCTGGCTCTTTTGCGTTGTACGAGATTGTCTCTCCACATTCTTCGCAACGAATATGTAAAAATCCTTTGTATTCTTCTGCAGCTTCGCTAATCGTTGTCTCCGGTACCTGATCTGTTTCCTTTTCCGGATCTTCAATCTCAAAATCATCTTTTTCGAAATCATACTTTCGTGCCAGCTCTGTCACATCCTTGAGAAAATCATATTCTTTCGAGTCTGAGATCCGTACATGCAGTGTAAAATTACCGGTTTCATTTTGAATTATCATTTCCATTTGTCTTTTTCTCCTTTACCATTACTATTTTTGTATCTTTGATGCGATACGCTCTTGAATCTCCCGGATGTTCCGTCTCAAGGATGCGATCCTCCAGCAACATTGCTATATGTCGTCTAACTGTTGCTTTTGACAGTCCTGTATCTGCCGCAATCTCATAAGTAGTCGGTGGATAACAGTGCCGCTTTATGTATTTAACAATGAATTTCAGGATCTTCTCTCTGTTGTCCTCCGCCTCTGCTGTTGCATAGTTCAATTCCATTCACCTCTTTTTCCGCGGTGTGCTGTCAATGTTTTTGTTGTATTTACCACATTTCTCGTATTTACTGCGTATGAACTTTCCGGAACTTCGGAAATGTTGATTCCTATGCCTGCAAACAGTTTTATCAGTGCATCCGCTGCCTTTTTTATCGTTACCCTGTTACCGGCCCATGCTTTTGTGAATTGTGTTACAATTTCTTTCAGCTTCTCGCAGTCCCAGGAGTAGTTTACTGTCGTTTTCTTTCCTCCCCACGGCTTGTTTATTGCCCGGTGATAGCTTTTCCCGGAATACTTCATTTTCTTCGGTGGATTTTTTCCGGTGACCTGTTTGAATAATTTCTTTTTTTGTCTCTTATTCATTTCTTTCCTTTCTCGTTGCTCAGCAGCCGATCACAGACGAACTCAAATTCTAACAATAGTTCAAAATCCGTCTTTCTACTCAACTTTCTGTCAATCTCTTCTACCTTGTACTCTCCGAAAATACGATCCCCGGAGGCTCTTGCGTTGTTTATCTGAGCAGTTGTACAATGTAGTTCTTCCTTGATCTCTCCGCTTGTTACATTCTCCAGAATCAGATCACCAGATCTATTTCTTACCTCATACAGTTTCTTGACCATTTTGCCCTCCTTAATGTCCGGCAAGGAATGTTTGCATCATTCTAGTTCTCCAGTCTGTCTGTTTGTCCGTCCATTTTTCGCACTGATCGTCGTCCTCTACCAGGCGGCCGGTGCGATCGCAAAGACCACGATCATTTTCTTTACAGGTTTTGCAAGTCTTCTCCATTTTCTATCCCTCCATTTTAATTCCATTATCAATAAGCCTCTTCATTTCTTCGTCCAGAATCCGGACATAGGTTCCTTTTACCATCTTCATCAGCTCCGGGCTGAGTGTTTCGCTACCTTTTCCTGATACCAGGCTTTTAGCCAGGGCGAAGATATACGCAATGCTTTCATCTTCTGTGACAGTCTCCTGAAATTCAATCACAAGGACCTTGCGGCCCTCGTAACTGAGTATCCAGGCGTTTTTTACTACTTTTTTATGTAACTCTAAGTGAGCAACAAGCGCCTTTTCCTGCATCTTTTTATCCCTCCTGCTATTTCTGTAATCCTTTTAAAAACTCACACAATTCTGTTTCTGAGTTTGGAAATTTATCATAGCGTGTATGATACGTCCATTTTGGCACTCCGCCAGCTCGATCCGGTTCAGGTCCGCCTACCAGATGCATGTAGTATGTCTCTGTCGTTCTTGACACCCACCAGCTTTTCTGTTCTCCCGGATCCGGTGCATATTCTTCCACAATCAGGCGTGCTCCGTTCTGAAAGTCATATTTATAATATTTGACGCCTATGTTTTTATCCTCATACCAGAGTCCCCAGTCTTTGTACGCTCTGAGCCATTCCTTACGCTGATCGTTATTTTTCATTTCCGGTAATGTACTGTTGGAACACTCCGTGATCTTGTTGACTTCAACAAAATCGTTTTCAGACGTTTTGTCATCTTTAACAATATGTTCCTGCTGCTTATTGTCCGGTGCTTCTGCTGCCGGAAAGCAGCTCTTTTCTGATTCTGCTGATCTGCGCATTGATGAATTATTCTTTTCTGGTGCGTCTATGGACACCATTTTCACCGGTTTCTGTTTCTTCCCGAATCTTTTCACCAGTTCTTCCGCCAGCTCATTCCATGTGAGCGTATGCTGCATTGTATCGTCCGGATTGAATATAATTCCCTCTTTTCCTGTCTGATAGTTGAAATGTCCGTTCCTGATCCTGACATCTCTGTATCTGATGCTGATTAAGTATGCAGCCATTCTCGTGTCACATTTGATAACTCTTTCTCTCTCGCCTTTGTTCAGTGCTTCAAACAGTCGCTCTATCTGCAATTCTGGTTGTACCGGTGTCTCATTCTCTGGCGGTCTCTGCTGCCCGGTTGCCTGTGCAAGTGTGAGCTGTCCCGGAATGTCTCTGTTGTCTTCCTGGAGTTTCTTAAAAGCTCTTACTTCCGCTTGCGTTATGATGTCGTGCTCCATGTAGTGCTCCATAGCCTGCTTCTGGTATTTTTCATCCAGATCAGCAAGCTCACGGGCCACGGTGATGTTGATCTTCTCCGCCTCAAACTCTGCCATCCATTCAGCACTGAGTCTTTTCTGGACTGCGTGGTATCTTTCCATCTGTGTTCCGGATACTCCGATTGTTTCTCTCACGATGTCTCTTGTTTTGCCTTTCAGTCCAGCAAGGTTTTTCAGTTCTTTTATGATCTCCTCGGTATCCAGGGCCTCTCGCATCTTCTCCCAGTCCGATTTATCTCTAAACCGGTTCGCCTGGATAACAGACAGGCGTTCAAGCAACTTTGATATTGCGTCGTCATTTTCCCTTGTTGCCGAACCGTTAATGCAGTTTTCCTCAATCAAATTCTTACGTGCATTATCTTTTACTTTTGTATATTTGCAGTTTATCTTTCGAAACTCTTCATGTCCCTCCTCTACCAGCATCCTGCAGCACATTGTCCGGCAGTGTCCGGAAATTATGTAATCCTCTCCGTCCCTCTCTTCGATCAGGACATCCTGCATCACTCCGAACAGCAGTATAGAGTTTTTCAATCCCTGCAGTTTCTCCGGCTTGACCCCGTAAAAATTCGCTTTCGATGGGATTAGTTTGAACACGTCTCTGTACACCGTATCACTTGAGTTTTCTTCCTGTATCTGTTTCGGACGTTTCGCAACCATATCGGCAAGGTTAAAAGCCATTACTCCTCACCTCCTGATATGTTCAGCTCTGCAATATACTCTGTTACAAGGTCCTCATAGTCCTTTGCAGCTAAAGATCTCGGTGAGTACTTCGGAATCGGGATTCTCGCGTATGTACACTCTGATACTTTTCTGGAATATCTGATACGTGTTTTTAGCATCGGGTATTCTGCTGCCTGGATCAGCTCCAGCCCTTGTCGCTGCGCTTCGTTTCTTCTGTCGTATTTCGTGATAAAGATCCAATAATTCTCAAGATCTTCGTTCAGGTCCTCTCGCGTATGCCGGATCTGATTGACAAGCTCCGGTAGTCCCTCTCCGGTGTTGTCGTCGATTTCGACAGGAATCAATACATCATTGCACGCTGTCAGCGCATTGATCGTGGAGATATTAATATCCGGTGCGTTGTCAATGATGCAGAAATCATACAGATCCTTGACACATTCGAGTGCGTTCTTGATACGATACTGCTGCGGGCGTGTCTGATCCAGCATGACCGTCTGATTTGCTGTAAGCAGACGCATGTTTGCCGGGAGCACGTCCAGATTCTCAAAATCTGTTTTTTTGATGAGCTTGTGCATCCAGTCTTCCGGATGCCGCGTCGTCATGATCCTGTCAATGCCCTCTCCATCCTGGGTGCGTCGGTTCAATCCTCTCGATGCATCCCCTTGCTTATCGTTGTCAAGCAGGAGCACTCTGTATCCCTGGTTTGCAAGGATGTACGCAATGCTGTTTGATGTGATCGTCTTAGCCACTCCGCCTTTTAAGTTAATAACCGCTACTGTTCTCATAATTTTCCCCTTTTCTTGTTGTTATTCTTTTCTTTTTCCGCAGCTACATCCGTCCCCTGGTTTCAGTTTTCTGCATATTCCCTCTACATACTGGCAATAGCCTATGTTTTCTGGTTCTGAGTAATATCTGTACTCACATTCTTCGCAGAGTACAATATGCTTGTACCTGTCCATAAGTTTCATAGCCTGGCTATGGTCAAAGTGATTGATCTTGTCATATTCTGCTTTGATCCCGTCTGTATGCTTCTGCAGTTCACAGTAATGGCAGAAATAATCCAGTTCCTCCTGGTTTAAATCTTCTTCTCTGTATCTGCAGATATTGTCGCAGATGTATTCTTCCAGAGTTTCAATGTTTGTGTCTATTCCGTCGTCCTCTTTCTTCGTCGGCTCGGCGCATCCATTCGGGTTTGCCGTTCTCTGGCTCGCTGTCAAAATAAATCCCTCCTTTCTGGTCTTTGTAATACGTGAATTTATATCCTGATCTAGTGATCGTGCCTATGTATTCCATGTCAGCCGGGTTCTGTTCTGGTCTCAGGCTCCATCCCTTTCCCCATATCTCCTCCATCTTTTTTCATTTCCTCCTGCATCCATACGGAGTATGTGTGCTTTCCAGAGTGAGAGGATATCACGATGCTGCACTCTTTTATCTTTCTGCAGATACTCTCCCATTCCTTAGCGTTCTTTATCGGTTTGCCTTTTGTATCTTTAAAATCTGTTGCTGCCATTTCATCTATTTTCAGGATCCGTGCTGCAACAAACGCGTCTTTTGTATATACGCATACCTCACATTCTTTGTGGAATCGTACAAGAGCTTCTTCTAGCGCCTGCAGATTGCACTTGTGATATGTTCCCTCTGCTGATCCGAACCCTACACGGGTTACTGGTATGCATCTTCCGGCCATGGCTTCAAGTACATATCCGTATTTTCGCCAGGTGCATTCCTGGCTTTGCTTGTCCGTCTCCAGATATATATTTACTTTCATGCCCTTATTCCCTCTTTTTCTTTACTTTCTTTTTCTGTTCCTGCTTCTTTGGCAGTCTCTTCGTGCGGATCAGTGTATATGTGCGGTATGGTTGACCGGTCACGCTGTTGATGTCTTCGTGAAAAGAGTCTTTTTCCACTTCCCACCCTTTCGGGATTCTGACTTTTCCCCATGTCTCCCAGTGCTTATGCACTTTTTCATCCGGCTCCGGAATTGGCAGGTTCCTCGACGCTGAATAACTCGCCTCCCTCAACCTCGGCTCCGTATCCGGTGTCTTTGTTATGTACGCTGCCAGATCAGCAAACTCACCCTTTTCGTACATGAGTTTGTTCTCCACCTGTCCATGCGGCCACGCCTTTCGTAAAATGATGTCGGTGTCCGGGATCCTGTTCACTATGATGTGCATGTGCCAGGCTCCTTTGGTTCCCACCTCAATGTTTCGCATCCATTTCAGCTCTGCTCCCCGTTTCTTGTATTCTCTCCGGAGAACCTGCAGGAATGCTTTCCAGTCTTCCTTTGCTGCTTCCATGGATACCGGTCTCTTGTCTATCGCATAGGATAATCTTGAAAAATAATCATCCACGTCAAAGTTGTTCCGGAGTTTCCACCTTGCCAGCCTCTCCCGGTTATACTGGTTCCTCTTCTTCATCTGTTCCGGGGTGGCTTTCTTCTTCTCCTGCCTCTTCTGTTCCGGCGCTCCATACCTTGCTGTATGATACTCATACACCTCTGTGACATTCCGGAACCTCATTCTCATACTTTTGTAACTCATATAAGTCCCCTTTTGAATCCATCTCTAATACTTCTAGCAAGTTTGCAACAGGGGTTTCTCTCCCCTGCTTTCAGGCTTGCTTTTTTGAGTTTTCAAGGATCCGGCATTACAATGATATAAAGATCGTTACACATGATTCTGAGCTGACATTTGTTGCATGTATGTCAGCTCATTTAGTTTACATAATATCGTGCTGTTTTTTCTTGACTTCACAATATGTTTTCGCTGCTGCTTCCGTCATATTCCCTGGAGCATCAATGTGGTGTGCCTCGAACTCCATTGCCTCTCTGAAATGCGCTACAACTAATTCTGTTTCCGGATTATCCTTTCGCATATCTTTTGCGATTATCTCAAGCGCATTGATAATAAACGGCAGATCTCCGTCTGGTGCTGGAAAAATAGCGTCTGCAATTTTGTTCAACCACATTGTTTGTCTTTCAAACACCAGTTTAAGCAGCTCACCGCTTCCAGCCTCCTTTGTTGCTTCTCCTATTTTCTTCATAAACTCTTCATATCCATTAAAATCACTTTTAAGCATATAATCCTCCTTGACATTTCTTTTCAGGTTTCTTATACTATTTACAAAAGTTGTTTTTTCTTTTTGGCTCCCACGTCTGCCAACGTGAGAGTCTTTTTTATGTTCTCGAATATATCTTCAATCCAGAGCATGAATATGAATGCGCACACGCTTATCGCAAGTGTAAGCATAATCGCCTGGATCCTGCTGCCGATCTCCCAAACCGGCAGCATTGAGATCAGATACCCTGTCAGCATTGATGTGATTACTTTTCGTTCCATTTCTGCCTCCTTATGCTGTTTCCTCTTTCTTTGGCTTTTCTTTCACCTTTACGGTGATGTCAACGCCATGCTTCTTTGAGAGGATCATGGCAAGGGTTTCGTAAAATCTTACCGTATTGAATGTTCCTTGCGTTTCCATCTTCTTCCCCCTCCTAAAACTCAAATTCTACTGCAGGAGCTGTCGGCATTGGTGTATATCCGCCAGCCAGCTCCAGGCGTCTTATTGCTTTGCGTCGGTTTGCTTCGCTGTTGTCCCAGGCATATTCGTATCCATCCGGAGCCGGTCCGCGTTTTGTTTTCCCGTTACAACGATCAGTGATAGCTTGTCGACTCAAAAAATTCTTTTTCGCTGCTTCTCTCGCAGATCTGTAATATTCCACATCCTGTCCGCAACTGTCCAATTTCACGACTATTTTATTTCTGGAACTGTAACCGGTCAGCTTTCCAAGTTCCTGTCTGGGTATGTATGCTATATTGTTTATGTGATTCTCAGACTGCATTCCGTTCTTATGATACGGAACCGCACCGTCAGGAACAGGTCCTAAAAACGTCCTTGCAATCAGGGAGAGAACTATCTCCTCTTTCGCTTTTCCGTCTTTTGTGAGCTTCACAACCAGGCGCTGACTCCCTTTCATTTTTTTGTGATAGGGAGTCATGCTGCGAAACTGTCCGGATTTCAAAGTTCTCCGGATGTTCCCCTCTGTGCTCGCCTGGTATTTGCCGTCATATCCTGGAATATCTTTCCATCTTTCAATCAAGGTCGTCCCTCCCTTATGCCGGCTTTTTCTGAGCCGACATGCTTGCACCCACCTTGACGCCTTTCAGGAATGTATCCATCAGCGTCTGCTTTGTGATGTTTACAGACTGCAGAAACGCTGTCAGTTCTTCGGCTTCGGCTTTGTCTTCCATGCTTAACATTACTTCCATATTCTTCTGTGACATATCTTTCGCCCCTTTCTGGCTTACCTCATCAGTGAACACGTTGCCATCGTGTCCAGACGGTCATTGTTGACCGTTTCGGCTATTCTTCTTTCCATTGGTATGATGTACATGCTATACACTGTTTACACTTTTCCAGTGGTTCATCTGATACTTCACCTCCGAATCCCATGCAGGTTCCATCGCTGTCTCTTCCTGCACTTCCAATCTTTTGCTGTATGCTGCATGTCTGGATCCTCTTCTCTATCCTGCACTCTTTACAGATGATTTTCTTTCCAACTGTGCATCCTTTCTTTCTCGCATACTTAGCAGCCCATGCCCTGCTAACTCCGTCATTATTGGATGTCCAGCCCATAACCCATTTGCCGCAAATATCGCAATATACATCCGTATCTACCTTTCTTGTGATTGCCATTTATGTTGTGCTCCTCCGTTTCGGCTTGTACTTTTCTTTCTTCTCTCCTATACTTTAGCTATCAGTCTGTACCAGAGACTGAAAACTAAAGAAAGGAGGCAACTCATTTGTTTGCAAATATCTTTACTCTCGACAATACTCAGCTGGTTATTAATGTGTTATCAATAATGGCTTTTGTTATGTCCGCATTCTTATCCGTCAGCAAATTTTTGTCTGCACGCAGGAATATAAAAATTGTTATCTATGATTACTCTCAACCTCTTGGTACTGTTCAGTTCTTCATTCATTTTCAAAACATGGCGTCTTCCAATGTTTCAATACAATCCATATCGATTATCGAAAACGAACGTGAATATCCATGTGAACTTATTCCGAAGAAAATTCGCGGATCTGATTCTGAATTATTGAAATCTACGGATTTCCCTATTTTTCTTTGTCCAGATCAAGGCTATCTATGTTTCCTTGAATTTGTATCCTGTCGAGATATTCAATTAGTTCCCGGAAAAAAGGTTGATTTACGAATTTACTCCAATCGTGGACCGATAAACAGATCCGTAACTCTTGGCAATACTTCACATTATTTGCATATCCGGCACTAATTTCCGCAATTCCCGGTTCCATAAAGAATCGGGAGTTTTTTATTTTTTTCGTTATTTTCATCTCCTTAACGACTTTACAGATTGCATGTGAAACTTTTGCAGCTATCAGTTGATGCTACAATCATTTCGTGACCAATTTGATTATAGCACGAACTGATACGCCTGCATAGGTGTATTTTTTATATCCATTTTTAAGGAGTGATACTATGAGTATAACAAATGTTGCTATATATGTACGTGTCTCCACAGACCGACAGGCGAAAAAGGGAGACAGTATTGATGAACAGCTCTCTACCTGCAAAGCCTATATTGCATCCAAAGAAAACATGGTTCTGGCCGGAACCTATATTGATGATGGAATCTCCGGCAGGAAAATCAAACGTGGAGATTTTGAGCAGTTGCTTGATGATGTCCGGCTCGGACGCGTGAATCTGATTATTTTCACTAAACTCGACCGCTGGTTCCGCAGCCTGCGACACTATCTGAATACGCAGGCGGTTCTCGAAGCGAACCATTGCGACTGGCTCGCTGTCGATCAGCCGTACTTTGATACGACCACACCGCATGGCCGGGCTTTCGTCGCACAGTCTATGACCTTTGCAGAGCTGGAAGCAGAGAACGATTCTGTCCGGATCCGGGATGTGTTTGACTATAAATACCGGCAGGGTGAAGTTCTGGCCGGAAAAGCACCTCTCGGATTTTCCATTGAAAACAAACATCTTGTACCTAATCAGGACGCTGAAAAGGTGCTGCATATCTTCCAGTTTTATGCTGCTTGCAATTCCCTGAACCAGACAATCACGCATCTGGAATCTGATATGGGTATCGTTATGACTCAAAGCAATCTCAAAACTGCAATCTTAAAAAATAAAAAATATATCGGTGTGTTCCGGGATAACGATCATTATTGTCCTGCCATCATTCCATTGGATCTGTTTGAGCGTGTACAGGAGCTGCTTGCTATTAATGTCAAAATCAGTCAGAAATATAACTATATATTTAGCGGTTTACTCCGCTGCGCTCACTGCGGTCATTCATTTTCTGGTGCTACACGAAAAATAAAGAAAAAGGCTGGTGGCTTTTACAAATATCCTCTCTACAAATGTCATGGTGCCTATCCAAGCAAGCGTTGCAGCAATCGCAAAGTTATATTCGAATCATGTATAGAAAGGTACCTGATTGCAAATATCAAGCCTCTCCTGCAGGAGCATATTGCAGAATATGAAATTACAAGTGCTAAAGTGATTGATTATGATTCCCGGAGAGCAGCACTCCTGAAAAAAATTGATAAGCTGAAAGATCTGTACATAAATGACATAATTACTATGGATGAACTAAAAAGAGATAAAGAGAAATATATAAAAGAATTGGAAAATATCCCACGTAACCAGGAGCAGAAAGATCTGGCTCCAATCCGGAAGCTCTTAAAAATGGATCTGGATTCTATATATCAGACATTGGAACCAGCAGAACGCCGTCAGCTCTGGAGATCAGTCATTAAAGAAATCCAGATTGACGATCACAAGAATTTAAAGGTCATTTTTTTATGACCTTTTTGTAGTAGTAACTAATAGTAACCTGTTGGTTATTCACAGTTACTACTACTAAATACAGCTCCTGATTATTTCAGGAGCTTTTTGTTTATCAAATTGCAATCAGGTCTTTCCATGTTGCTGGTCCGCATACTCCATCAACTTCAAGGGCTCCATTTCTGTCTTTCTGGTATGCTTTAAGTGCATAGATCGTATTGTCCCCAGCTTCTCTGTCTAAAGACAGCGGTTTGCTGTTTCTTCCTTTGTATCCTCTTGCAATAAGAATCTCCTGCAAGAGTAGCACAGATGTTCCTTTGCTTCCTAACTGTACAGTTTCTGGTGTGAACATATATTTTCCCCCTGTCGGTGTCGTTTTGGTTGTTGATTTGTCGGTATCAGTAGTTAATGTAGTAAAGTCAATACCATTACCCGTAAATCTCAAACGGTGAGTCCATCCGTGACTATACAGATACCACGGCTGAGTTCTGATTTCATTACCACTGTTGTCTTTTGTGTCGGTTGTCCCCTCAGATGATCTGGCATGTACAATGTTGTCCTTATCAATAGCCATGGCAACATGATAAGTCGTATTCAGTTCAAGATCGCCTTTCTGCATCTGGCTGTGTGCAGTCTGGTTTCTTGCTACAATCTCGAAACCGCAGTTACACATATTCAGCATATTGCCCGTATAACTACAATGTTCTTTCAGGTATCTTGCCTGCGCGGTCAGTCCATTTTTCAGGAACGCATAGTAATATGCTGTACACGCCAGACTTGAGCAGTCAAATGATTTAGGATCATTAATCTCATACAAACTTCTGATTCTCTGACTGTAACCATGCTCATTATCATTCGCAATGTTTACCGCAAATTCAATTGCATCATTGATGATATTCTGAATGATCTGCGCTTTTGTTTTCTTCACTGCGCTTTCCACCTCACTCTCATTTTTTATATCAGTGGTATAGTCTTTATAAAAAATATTCCGGTCTACGCTTCCGGTAATACCTGGAATCTTTGCTTTGCTTGAATATTGCCAGCCAATCCCGGCAGATGGTTTCAATCTTTCCTGCATGGTTCCATCATCCTGTGACGGATATGCTGCCAGCCAACAGTCATATTTCTTTGCATCTTCCGGCAATTTCATTTTGTACCAGTAATAGCCACAATAAACGCCAAACTTGTACCCGGCTCTGATAACAATATCATGGAAAGTGTTAATCATCTGCATCATCAGATTCTGCGATAAATTTTCCTGGCATTTATCTTCAATATCTAAAAATATTGGATAATCCAGTTTTCTCTGTTTCAATACATTTATCACTGTTTCCGCTTCATATTTGATTTCAGAAATATTTGTAGCGTAACTGTATTTATATACACCCACAGGAATGTTATGAGTTATACAGCCTGCATAATTTCTTTCAAAAGAGCTGTCCGTTTTGTTACCTTTTTCTGTAATTCTAAGGATAGCAAAACCCATCCCATAATTTGCTACTTTCTGCCAGTCGATCGCGCCATTCCACGACGAAACATCAATTCCTTTGATTTCCATATTTACCTCCAGAAAAAAGCCCGGCATTATACCGGGCTATGCAAATTATTTTGTTCCGTCAGAAAACAGGTTTTCGTCTGCCTCTACTTCCGGGATTCCTGCGACACTTGTGAGCAGGCTTACAACTCCGGCCACTACTGCGGACGATACAACCATCTTCCAGTCTACTGCAGAGATCACGCTTCCGGCTCCGATCACACCCACTGCAGTCTGTGCCATTGTTTTTACGGCTCTGATTCCTGCTTTCTTCCACCATTTCACTGTGTCTACGCTTGGTTTAAATACGCAATTTTTAAACATTTGCCCCTCCTTATATTCCAAACTGTTTTGCAATAATTCCAACTGCAATGCCTAATATAGCTGTTAATAAGTAACTTGTTACTGTCCGCCACTTTTCCCCGTCTCTTGACTCAAGAGCTTCCAGTCTTGCGCTCTGCTGTCCCTGCTCTTTCACCATGTTCTCCATGTTGTTTGCAAGCGTCTGTACAGATGTAACTAATTCCTGGAGCTGTTGAACACTGTTTTCCAGAATTTCAATCCGTCTGTTCTGTCGGTTGTCTTCTGCCTCAATTCTTTTGCGGAACTCCTCATGTTCTGCTCTTGAAATCTGTTCATTTTCCATGCTTATTTCCTCATCATCTACGTCTGCATATTTGCGGCAGGAATACTCAATTATATCTAAATCTTGCTGTATATCCTCCAGAGGTTTTGCTTTCTCTTTGTCTTTAATATACAGCAGTAAATCATAAATAGAAGACCATTGCCTGCTAATAATTTGTAATTTAGTCATGCTTCCCGATTACTCAGTAATTTCCTCCATGCCTGCATCAATAAGGAGTTTTTTTACCTTTTCTTTTAACAGACGTGGAACTCTGTTATATTCCTCTTTTGCTTCTTCAATAGTATCTTTACTTAAAATTTCAGTAACCCATAATTTTGCCATCATTTCTTTATCTCCTTTGCTCAATAACATTATAATTAAATTTCTACGCATAAACCTGTTCGCTCATTTCCAGCAGGCAGTCTTTCAACATTTCGATCTGTTCTGCCTGCTCTGCAAATTTCTGTTCAGTGCTTTTTTCTTCCTTCGGAATATATTTCAGATATTTTTCCGGGGATGCTCTTACAGTCTCCTCTGAAATCTTTTTCTGGTCTTCCCGGAACTGGTTAAAATCATATTCATACACTGTCTGTTCGATGTATTCCGGATTCTCCGGATCTCCACCTGAATAAGTCTCTGTTACGATATTTTCATTCAGGCAGATCATTACATCTACTTTTCCATCAGGCAGCGTATTCCAGGTTACAGGATCCTGCTTTTCTGTAAATCTTGCTTTCACGGCTTACCCTCCTTTTCGCTTTCTCAAATATCTTATCTACGTTATACTTTTCTCTGAAATATTCAGAATCGGAATGTTTGAACCATCCGTAATATGCTATACACCGGTACGCAAGATCTAATGGTATCGCTTTTCCTTTCTCCACATACTTCCCAGCTTTTACAAATGCCCTGCGTCCTCTCAGGAAAATGCTCCGTCTTACCTCTGTGTGATCCCGATAGATTTTGAATCCCATCATATCAATAGGTTCTCCATGATGTTTCCCGTCTTTGTCTATCCAGTCGATCTGGAACAACTTCCAATCTGGTTTTACCGTCAGATCTAAATACTCATTCATGTACTTAACCAAAAGCTTCATTGCTTTTCTTACGTCTGCCTTTCTGCTTCCAATCAGTAGGAAATCGTCCATGTAGAACAAGACATGATTAATCAGCCTGATTTCTTCTATTGTTCCGTCTCGGTGTTTCTTCCTCTTGAACAGCTTTTCAGCAGCATAATGATAAGCTGCGCTCAGATAATAATTGCAGAGCCATTGGCTCAAGTATGATCCAATTGACAGTCCCTGATCGAATGAGTCAATTAAAACAAAAGTCAAATAAAGCAGATCCTCATTTCTGACCTGCTTCTCTAACATTCTTTTCAGCTTTCTCCTGTTAATGGATGGATAACATTTCCGGACGTCTCCCTTTGCTGCTATTCTGGTCTTGCCCGGATTCTTACGGATCCAGTTCTCAATTGCTGTCTTTCCATAAACCTGTCCCCTTCCTGGAATACTTGCGCACTGATAAGTTCCTATTTTTCTTTCAAATAGTTCTCTCAATCCGTTTGTGGCTACATAATCGTATATCTGCTGTTTTATGCACTCAACGCCTATATCTCTTACTTTTCCTGAATTTCCATCCAGTCTTGCGCTTGTCTTTATAGGATCAAAAGATACTTTTCTAAGTTTTATTTCTTCTTCCATTCCTGCCACTGCTGTGCAGACTAAATTATGTAACCAGCCTTTAAGGTTTTCTTTTATAATTCTGTGTATCTGTCTGGCTGTAATGATATTCGTATAGTTTTCCAGAAATCTGGCTGTATCCATACGGTTCCATTTATCACTTAGACATTCGTAGATACATGCGGTTATAAAGTTCTGATCTAATGTTATGTTTTTACAATACCGTTTCATTCGTTTCTTGATATAAGGGGTTTTCGGTGTTTCTACTCACCCCACACATGAATCAACTGCATTCATGGTCCTTGTCTCAGGCCCCTATGCTCCCGATCACAAGGTTCGGCTTCAATCAAATTTCGGTGATGCCCCACGCTGCTGTTGCAGGCTCCGTCCTGCGGAGCGAAATGTAACACAAATATCAAATCATTTTCAAGAAAATCCGGAAACGATATTCCAGTTCGCATTGCCAACGCCATTGTTCGCATTCAGAATCCAGAGGCCGTAAATCGTGCCATTGTTCAGATTGCCCAGGGACAGCCAGGGAACAGGAACCGCTACCTCGTGTTACAAGTCCGTAATTTATTGCTATTCTGCTTTTTCGAAGTTGATTAGTTATCAGTTACATAGAGGGGACAGCCCCTCTGTCAGGCTGCCGCCTGCCATTCACCCCGTGTGCCGTTCGGTGAAACGCCGGAAACGATATACCAGTCCGCAATGCCAACGCCATTGCTCGCAAGCAGAATCCAGAGGCCGTAAACCGTGCCATTGTACAGAAAGCCCAGGGACAGCCATTCTCTTTGGCCGCTCGTGCCTGAATCTGTATACAGTCCATTGCAGAATCCTGTTGTACTTCCGGCTTTTGTTTCCGTCGGTACCATGATTCCCAGAGCTGGATCAACAAAGCATTTTGAGATGTATTTCCAGGATGCTGCAGTGTATGTTACCTGAGCCGCTACTTTCTTATATCGTGTCTTTGCTACATTCATATCTGTTGTAAGCAGTGATGCGTCCATACAGATGTATACGTCTCTCTTTGGTGTTCCGTCTTCATCTGTAACAATATCCATAAATACATTGCTGAGAACTTCATAAGCCCCGTATCCGGTTTCGATTCCCTGGATCTTAAATGGATTCTTATTATCTGTATTTGAGAATGGTGATCCGTCTGATCCAAGCACGCTGTCAGTTGAGCCGGTCCGCCACGGCATTGTTGAGATGCAGGTTGTCAATGTCGTGTTGAATGGTTCTGTATCCAAATATATTGCAGAATTTGTATCGTCTACCGGTTCGATCTTCAAGATCTTAACGTCATATGCAAGATTGTGCATGTATGCGTAATATCTGTCTTTATTTGTATTTGAACCAATATCCCCGACAGATACATAAGACCCGACAATATAATTGTTGGCTTTTGCTTTTGGGAGAATCACTCTTGTTACTCCGGTTTCTGCAACTGCTGCCATTTCCTGCATTGAATAAGAATTACATCCAGCCATAACGCTTCGGCTGTTCGTTGTTGCATATAAAATAATCATCATGAGCTGTTTGTAAAAGAGATCCCAGTTTGTTGTTCCCACGTACATTGAGCCTTTCTTTCTCATGTATGCGATCAGCCCTGTGTATGATACTGGTTTTCCTCCTTTCTGGCTTCCGTTTGCCAGAATCAATCCAGCGGAGCTGTACGGCACTCCATCAATGTCTCCGGCTCCGTATTTTCCGTGGATCATAAAAGGTGAAATTGTTCCGTCTGGATTAATTGACTCTCCCATTGGTCTAAGGCCAAGGGCTTCGTTCGGACTGTCTGAATAATGATAATCTACATACTCAGGATTGTCTGTGATTCCAACCCATGCGGACATTGTGACCTCTCCCACATCTACTTTTCCGGTCTTTTTGAAATCCGGTTGTCCCTGCAGTGCAGTCACATGGTTAAAGCCTTTATTATCTACGGTAAAATTACATGGAAAGTGCATGAATACGCCAATCTCCCTGTAATCATCCTGTCCGATTGCTGTATTTGTGGACGGTTTTCTCACCAGTCCTTCATTGTCGTTCAGTTTCACGCCTGTTGGACTGGTAGAAGTGTCATACTTGTAGATTCTCGTTGTATATACTTTTCCAGTCCTGCGGAGGGCAAAGAAATTTGAAAGTGCGTTTTCAATTCCTCCACCTGCTGCAGCAATATTCTGAATCTGTTTATTTGCTTCTGTCTGTAAATTGTTCACCGCAGTTTCTCCGGTCGTTTGGAGATCTGCCTGCAGCTGTGTTCCTTCTGTGATTTTTTCTCCCAGGGATGTGTTCAGATTAGAGGCGGTTTTATTTGTTGAATCCAATCCTGATTTTGTCTGTGTCGCAGTTGCATTTGATGAATCCAGGTCGGTTTTGGTTTTTCCGGCCGCTGTGTTTGAATCATCCAGATTCTTTTTTGCTGTATTTGCTGTTGAGACTGTGGTATCCAGCTGGCTTTTTAAAGCAGTTCCCTGTGTAATATCAGAGTCAAGTCCCTGTTTTAATGTCGTTCCTTGAGAAATATCTGATTCCAGATTTCCTTTTAACGTCTGTGCGGTGTTTATGGATCCATCCAGATCAGTTTTTCTTTGTGCAGCCGTTGTATTTGTACTGTCCAAATTCTTTTTTGCTGTATTTGCTGTTGAAACTGCAGTATCTAGCTGACCTTTTAAAGCAGTTCCCTGCTCGATATTCGAATCAAGACCCTGTTTCAAGGCTTCTGCTTTCTTTACATCTGCTGCAAATGTCTGTTCTGTATGTTCGTTTTTCGCTACTTTTTCGGTTATATCTGTCTGCGCTTCGAGAATGTCAGTTTTAACCTGATTGTATTCGTTGTTTTCATCCGAGACTGCATTTATCGCATTAACAATCGCATCTCTGACATCTCGCCCTTTTTGCGCTTTTGCAATCTGATCTGTGTATTTTTTTACGTTTGCCACTTTTATTCCCCCTTATTTACAAGGCAGTCTGAATATTCTTTTGACTTTAAATCTCTTACTTCTGACAGAACAGAGGTAAGCATGTAATCCATTAACGACGCAGGGATTCCATACTGTGCCATTGCTCCAAATACCACGTTTCGAATTTCTTCTGTTCTTTTGTCCAGGATTGCCCCTAACGGAGGAGCTTCTACTGCTTTCTCTACTGTATTATTATCCTCTTTCTGTTCCTGTGCGGTGCTTTCTTCTGTGTCCGACTCGGACACCTTTGTTTCTTCCTTAATAGTTTCTTTATTGTCCTTTTCTTTTACTTCATTCATTATGCTGTTTTCTCCTTTTCCTCATAGAGATTTTGAATCAGTTTAAGCATTAACGGAATAAGTATTCGGAAATTCCAGTCTTCCGGTTTCCCTTCTTCATTCAGTTGTGCAGCTTCTGGAAAGATGCTATATACATCTTCTGCATAGAAACCTGGTAGCTTCTTTCCGTTTAGCCAGTCTGTCGGGCTTAAATAGTTTTCTTTGTACTTAAACCATATTACCGGCACATCTAGTATTTTTTTCGCTTCGTTTATTGTCATATCTGCGATATGATCTTTATATCGCTTTGATGATGATGATAAATAAGCCACTGTTGCTCCGTCGCTCGCAAATACCATATGCCCTCCAGACGTTACATGTTGCAAGTTGTATATTTGAAACCTGTCCGTTCCATCTGAGAACGAACTGGTTCCGCAATATATCTTCACTCCACTTTGAATTTTAAAAGCATTTGATGCTGATGATAAAGTAACGTTTCCTATCTGGATTTTCCCTGAGCTTTCCAGGGTTATGTTTCCGGCTTTCAGATATGTTGAGGCTATTTTCCATCCGCCTATTGTTCCGCTTGTAGCTTTCATTGATCCATTTGTAAGAATTTGAAAGTAACTATTCGCCGTCACTAATCCGTTGAAATTAATCTTTGATGCTTTAATCGTTACAGATTCTGACGACTGGTTAATTTCAGATATTACGGATCCTTTTGATACTTTTGAGTTAATTGAATTTGCTGTTTGTGTAATCGAACTGCTCAGACTTTCTTCTGCAGCTTTCGCCCTTTTCACTTCTGATGTGATTGACCCTTCTGCAACAGTAATTCTTGATATTGCAGTGTCAGCTGTATCTTTTGCAGTATCTGCAGTATCTTTCGCTGCATCTGCAGTGTTTTTTGCGGCATCCGCCTGTGCTTTTGCAACGCTAATGTCTTGATCCTGGATTCTTTCCCATGATGCTGTTTTACTTCCAGATGTCGTTCCGGAGCACTTCCAAAGCAAATTGATGTTGTTTCCGTAATTTCCATGGTTCGGACTCTCCGGATATGTTCCTTTTGACAATTCTGTTACTGTGTAGTTTGGCAATGATTCCGCAGTTCCGGTTCCTTCTCCTGATGTACTTGCCACTGATGCTATGCTGAATCCGTAGAAGTTGCAGCTTGAGCTATCTGTACGCCAATATACATAAAATTCTGATGTCGGAACAAAGACGGAAGCTCCTGCTATATCAGTCCCTCCGAATTTTCCCGCAAGTTTCATAGTTCCGTTGTCGTTGTAATAAATCTTTACATAATCGTAATTTACACTCTCTGTCCTCGAATCGGATGAAAATGTGATCTTTAATCCCGGAGTTTTATACGTGTATCTATACGCATATCCGGTTGTAATATCATAGTAAATATCTCCGACATGCAAAGATTTTAAGTCATCAGTTGTCCAGGCTGAGGCTGGATTGTTTCCGGAAGTAGGCTCATAATTTCCATACCAGTTTCCGGATTTTCTTTCTAACTGCTGCTCCAGACTTGATACAGAAAGAGTTATTTTCCCATCCATGGCTTCTATGGACGTTGTGACCTCTTTTAATATTGCTTTTTTATTTTCTGAGTCCCCGTCAGATATTTTTGTTTCAATGTAATTTTTACATTCTGTTGACAGGGCTTCTGTTTTAATTGAACCGGCAAGGATTCTCTCTCCCAGAATGGTTCCGTCTAAAGTCATGCCGACGGTATATGGACCGGCATAGCCATCGTGTGAACCTCCGATTCCGTTTTTATTTATCTGCAGTATATTTGTTGCCTGGTTTTTATCCGGTGCGTCCATGTACAGATCTCTGAGCCAGAGACCGTTTTCATCAAATTCGGTGAGCTTATATCCACCTTTCGCTCCCGTCATTTGCTTCGTAAGGTTATCAATTGCAGACTTCATCCATTCTGTCTGAACTCTGTCTGCGTCTGTTGTCTCTTGTCTGATCTGTGTGAATGTTCCGGATGTCTGATCTGTAAAAGACTGCTGCAGGTTTTCTCCAAGTGTCAGCTGCGCCTGATCTGGCTGTTGCAATGGTATTTTCATTTCCATAACTGGAAGAACTTTCTTCATTCCGTATGGGATCGCATTGCAAAGCACTCTGTCCCCTATGTCAAACGAATCGTAATCCTGTCCGAATAAAGACAGGTCTACGGCAGTCAGCGAAATAACAAGACTTTCATACTGGTTACTTGTCAGAAATTCAGTTGCTTTCTTTAACAGGTTTGCCGGAACTGATACGTCGTCCCATTTTTCTGTTCTCCATACCCATCCGAAATTTTCAACTGCTTCTTTACTGTATATGTAGTCTTTTCCATCATTTACTGATGTAATATCAACATTTTTTTCAAGTCGTTCAAATTCGGATGCGTTTTCGTCTGTTTCCTGTTCGATTGCTGCCCCCAGCGGGATCAGAGCTGTGATAACATCGTCGGCAGTCATTGTCTCTGAGTAATCAAGCAGGTTCTCTCCGAATTGAATTGGTTGTTCGCAATACTTGCCGTATTCCTGTATATTTATCCAGTCAAGGTATAGCTTGTCTTCTTCGTGTCTGAGTCTCAGGTATCCGCCCAGGCGATCAACCAGTTTCTCCCGGATTGCTTCAAGGGTGTTTTCTCTGTCAGTTATCCTGTACAGAGAGTCATTGCTGTCATGGATCGTAACAACCCCGATATAGATTTTCTTTCTGTCCTCAACCTGATTATTGTGCAGCTGTAGCCACGCGTCTAACATTTCCCTGGGCGACATGTCGTGCCATTCCTGCTGCGGCAGAATCGTATCTGCCAGGAACGACAACGCTCCGGTTGCTTTAATCGGTTGATTTTTAAACCGGTCTTTTTCTCTTGTGCGGACTTCTCCGTAAAAGATTTCTGTTTTATCTCTGTACACTGAAATCATGCTTTTTCTGTTATGAATATCATTGTACAGAGGATTTAAAGCCGGTACTTTCAGGGTTAACTCTCCTGCATATCCTGTCTGCAGGTCCAGCTCCGGATTGATAACTGCTGCCTCCCGGTCTCCTGGATAATACAGGATCTTGCCATCTAATTTAATTTTGTACATTACAATGATCCCCTCCTGTAAACAATGTCCAGTGTTCCTGATCCGGCAAATTCAAGTGTTACGTCAGATCCGTATACAACAATATCTGGAAAGCGATTTCTCCCCAGTGTCAGAGTGTAGGTTTCTCCGCACGCTGTCACCTTTAGTCCTGTTGATCCAATACTTTTTACATTCAGCACCGGAACGATTGCTACATCTCCAGAATATACTGTATATGATCCTGATCCAGATATTGTGATCCCGGCTCCCTGATCTATCACTCCGGTTTCGAAGTCGAACGGATCCCAGAGCCATTCCTCCGTTGAGTCAGCAAGCGAATATTTATAAGGATCTGCTTTCGGAACGCTTAAATGAAATTGACCGATCTCTCTTGACCGGTCAAAATCTGTTATGTACGCTCTTCCGGTCCAGTAATATGCTGGATCGTTTGAAAATGTTATCCTTATATTTTTACCATGCAGTCTGTTTCGAATATTCGAAATAAAACTGTCCCAGTCTTCGCGTGGCTTCTTACCTCCGAACAGAATATCAATTTCCCTTGATTTATATACTGGTCTGCCGGTGATTGCTTCTGATCCATCCAGAAAACCGTCAGCTCCTGGGACGTCAATGAAATACGTCTCTACCTCTGGTTCCCCGATATAATCATTATTGCCAATTGCGCAGCCCCAGTCTGCTAATGTATCTATGACTTTCCCAGAGTTTTCAACAGTGATTGTTGCTTTTATTGTCAATACATTATTCATCTGTAAGCTGCCTCCTTTGCTATTCTTCCAAGTTCATTATTGATTGCAGGTGCAAGTTTTCCAGCCCATTCTCTGTTGTCAAAATAGATCTCCTGTCCTGCGCTCATTACCTGGATCAGCTGTGCCAACATTCCGGTTATTCCGGTTATATCTGTTTTGTTCAGGTTATTAGCTGGTTTCATTGAACTTGTATCTAACTGCATATCCATCTGAACATCTTTCATTGCGTCAGCAACAAGTCCCTGGCTCTTTTCAATTCCTGTCGCAAGACCTTTCATAAAGTCCGGCATCCATTCTTCATAGTAATGTAGCGGACCCTCATCCGGTCTTGAGAAATGCAGCCACGATCTGATTGTGTTGGCTACACTTGATACTGCAGATGTGACATTTCCTATGCAGCTGCGGATCCCGTTTGCGATTCCGTTCACGAAATCCTGCCCCCATCTGATCGCCTGTCCTGGCAGGCTTGTAATGTAACCGATTGCTCCGGAGAATCCATTCACGACTGCTGAATACACGCCAGACAGTGCGCTGGATATTCCTGATACTACGCTTCTGAATGTTTCTACTGCTGAGTCTTTCATGTTTCTCGCGTAGTCTATAACGGTTTCCTTGACATTCTGCCAGGTTTCCGAAGTGTTTGACCTGATATTGTCCCAGTATTCTGACGCATTCTCTTTCAGAGTCTGAATTGAGTCTGATGCTCTCTCTTTCAAATTTTCTGCCGCGTTTACAACAAAATTTTTGATTGATGTCCAGGCTTTTGACGCTGCCTGAGATGCAGCGGTCCAGATCCGTGATAAGGTGTTCTTGAATCCTGTGAACATCGTTGTTACTGCAGTAACAAGTCCCTGCGCAAGTGTTGAAATTACCTGCTTGATACCGGTCCATATTGTCTTTGCAGCGTTCTGGATGTTTGTCCAGATGTTTGTTGCGTCTGTTTTTAACTTCTCGAAGTTTCCTGTCACCAGGTCAATCAGTAAAATAACTGGCGCAAGAATCGTATTTTTCAGCAGTTCCCAGGCACCCTGTGCAATAGCGACAAGTCCCTGCCAGATTCCCTGTAATGTAGTAACTGCATTCTGCCATAGTGTTGTGATCGTTGTTACAACTCCGGATATGACCGGATTCTGCATCATAGTTGTCCAGATGTTTGTGAAGAAATCCGACACCTGCTGCCAAATTCCGGACCACCACGCCGGAATACCCGTAAAAAATGCAACAACGCTATTCCATGCCTGCGGTATTGTTACGGTAAAAAAGTTTACGATTCCATTCCATATCTGCATGAAAAAGTCCGAAACCTGCTGCCAGATACCAGACCACCATTCCGGAACTCCTGAAAGAAATTCCATCAGTGCGCTCCACGCCTGCGGTATTGTCTCGGTAAAAAATGATGCTATCTTTTGCACAACAGCATTTACGCCGTCACGGAACCATTCGCATTTTGTGTATAGTAACACTAACGCGGCCACAATTGCGGCTATAACTGCGATTACCGGGTTTGCAGCTATAACGCCAAACAGAGCTGTAAAAGCTCCTTTTACTTTTCCAAGTATGCTCGTTATCGTTATCAGTGTTTTCATCTTTGAAAACAGCGCTGCAATTGCAGATATTCCGGTCGCAACTTTCCCGATCATTATGAGCAGCGGTCCGATTGCGGCCACAATCAACGCAATTGTCGCAACTATCTTTTTCTGTCCCTCGCTCATTCCGTTTAATTTTTTCACGAAATCTTGGATCACCGAAACCGCTTTCCTGATGTACGGCATTAAAATCTCACCGAACGCAATTGCCAGCTCTTCTAATGCGCTTTTCAGCTGTGTGAGCTGACCTCCAAGATTATCCTGCATGGTGTTCGCCATGTCTTCCGCAGCTCCGTCTGCATCGTAGATGGAATTTATGAGACTCTGATATTCTGCATCTGTAGTATTTATAATTGAAAGCAGTCCGGACATTCCCTCTTTTCCAGCTATTGTCGCGGCATATTTCGCTTTCAATGCCCCCTCTGCACCATACGCCTTTTCTGTCAAGTCTTCCAACGCTTTGTTGTATTTCTTTTCTGTTAGGTCGCCGCTTTCGTACTTTGCTTCGATGTCTGCCAACTGTTGCTGGAACTCTTCCATCGGCATTTTGCACTGTCCAAATGATGAACGTAAGTTATCCATGAGTTCTTTCAAACTTTTCATAGATCCATCACTGTTTGACAATGAAATATTTAGATAGTCCATTGCATCCGCAATACTATCTGTTGGTTTTGCAAGATTTGTAAGCATTGTCCTTAATGCAGTTCCGCCCTGTGATGCCTTAATTCCTGAGTTAGCCATCAAGCCCAATGCTACAGCTGCATCTTCAACGCTATATCCTAACGATCCAGCCACTGGTGCGATATATTTGAATGACTCACCTAGCATACTTACGTTTGTATTGGAACTTGATGCCGCCTTAGCAAGGACATCTGCGAAATGTGTAGCGTTATCTACTTCTTTCGAAAAGCCATCTTTCACAATCGTCGTAGTTTCGTCTGCCGCTAGACCAAAAGCAGTCATAGCATCCGTTACGATATCAGATGTAGTGGCGAGATCTTCTCCACTGGCCGCTGCAAGATTCATGATTCCAGGAAGACTGTTGTACATATCCTGCACATTCCATCCTGCCATAGCCATATAGCCCATAGCGTCTCCGGCTTCTTTTGCGGAGAATTTTGTCTGTGCGCCCATTTCTCGCGCACGCTCTCGCAGCTTATCCATATCCTCTGCAGACGCTCCGGATATTGCCTGGACATTCGACATTGAGCTGTCAAAGTCTGCCGCTGTTTTAACAGCAGCGGTTCCCAGTCCAGTGATTGCCGCTGTAACTGGGAGCATTTTTTCTCCTGCGGTTGTCAGGTTCTCTCCTATTTTCCCGGCTTCCGTAGAAATCTGGGCCAGTTTTGCGGATCCTGATCCTACTTCGTTTTCCAGGGATTTCAGACTTTCCTCTGTTTCAATAATCGTCCTTTTCAGGGCGTCATATTGCTCCTGAGAAGCTTTTCCCTCCTGTAACTTCTGCTGTACTTCCTGTTCTTCATTTTTCAGGAGTTCCAGCTTGTCTTTTGTATTTCCAATTTCATCAGACAGCGCTCTCTGTTTCTGCTGCAGTAACTCTGTATTGGTCGGATCTAGCTTCAGCAGCTTATCAATTTCTTTGAGTTCTGTCTGTGTTGTCTTTATTTTTGTGTTCAGTGTATCAATAGACTGCTGCATCTGAGTAGGCGCATTTTTTGCCTCAGTCTCCAGGGATTTCAGACTTTCCTCTGTTGCTATGATCTCTCGTTTGAGAGCGTCATACTGTTCCTGGGAAATCTTACCCTCTGTGAACTGCTGCTGCGCCTGCTGTTCTGCAGTCTTTAAGGCTTCCAGCTTCTCTTTTGTGCTGCTGATCTCATCTGCAAGAGCTTTCTGTTTCTGCTGCAGCAGCTCCGTGTTTGTCGGATCCAGCTTTAAAAGATTGTTTATGTCCTTTAGCTGCGCCTGTGTTGTCTTAATCTCTGTATTTACATTTTTAAGTGATTTCTGTAGCCCTGTGGTATCGCCGCCGATCTCAATAGTGAGTCCCCTTATGTCGCGGCCTTTGGACAAGCATTATCACCTCCGCCCTTAGAATCTGTCCATATCCTCCTGCGTTGCCATCTTTGGCCACTTATAGTCGTCGTTGATTTTTTCCGTAAAAATATCCAGGACTAAACCTACTGTGAGCAGGTCTAAATCCTGGATGCTGATTCCGGTCTGTGCGCATCTCAAGAGGAATAGCGCTGTTGTCATTTCCCGGCTACTTGGTCGAAGTTTTTTTTTGCTTCTGCCTGTGTCTGTGTATTAAGGTTCCAGAGTTTTACAATCTCCGGAAGAATCTCGTAAATAGAGAATGTGTCGAACTGATCCAACCAGTCGTAGACATCCTCCGGAAACTCCTGGCCTTTCTTCTGTGCTGCATGTTTTGCCATTACAAAAGCGACGTTTTCAAACATCTCCAGGTCTTCGATAGGGATGTCCGACTCGGACACCTCGTTTTCTTTCTGGTTGTCCTGGGATTTCTTCACGGACTTTTCAATTTTTGCCATGTCCTGAAAAATATCTCTGTGAAACTGGATGCGGTAAATTCTCGGAATTGCTGCAGATGCTGCAAAAAGTACATCTTTTCCGTCAATGTTGATTGTTTTAATCATCTTTGTTCTCCCACTGTTACTTTCTTACCAGATGCCTGAGTTTCCGCAGTGCTCTGAGTTGCTGCCGTGATAGTTTCCGGATAGTATACAGTCTTATACCATCCGTCATATACTGTTTTGTCTGTATCAACAGTTGTCTGGGCTTTTACGCGACCATTCGGCAATGGACTGTTGCTGATTGTAATTGTCTCTGTTCCCGGTTCAACATTCTCCTCTTTTGTCTCAGATTCGATTGACGGTCTTGTTGCTGTACAGTTATAGAGCACTCTTCTGGTCGCTTTCTGATCTCCGTCAAATTCGAACAGGAATGCAAATTTCTGTGTATCTCCAGAGTCGGAAACCTCATGCAGCACGCCTTTTTCGTCTCTCTGTTCTTTCAGAATATCCTCTCTAAACTGATCCGGAATCAGCGCAAATTCCGCATCGCCCTCGTACCCGTTATTCGCAGCGGATACATAGTACTGGATTCCATCGGCATAAAACGGGGTTATATCTCCGTTTGCATCAAACGACACGGATACGGCACCTTTAATCGGTACCGGAGTTTCGAATGAAATTGTCCCATCTTCGTTTTCTTTCTGCACTGCATAATGTGCATTTTTAATGTTATATTTAACTTTGTTGTCTTTGTTCTTAGACATTTTTATACCTCCATTTCGTACAGGACTTCATACATTTTTTCAGACTCAAGATATGATTCTGTCTTCTGGTATGCAATGCCGTACTTTTCAAGAATATCCTCAACTTTTTTCTCGTTATCCCAGTCTTTAATGTCTGAGTATAATTCAATGTTCAGGACGTCGATTTTTACATATGTGATTCCGTCTGCGGCAAAATTGTCGCTCTCTGGAATCTTCCACACGAGAAAAGGCGGTTCTATCCAGTTATGAGTTGTAAAATGATCGTACTCATAATGCAGTCCCACCTCGCTTAACATGTTTTTGATCTGTTCGGCTGACATCATAACTTTGATGCGATCTCCTTTTCCAGTTCTGCAATTGCTGCCTGTTCCGCAGGCTCTACATGTTTAATTGCTGCCACTCTTCCTCCGCCTCGTTTCTGGTGTCCTTTTTCAAGCAGATGCACCAGAGAGTATTTTGTATCGTGGATCGCCACGATCAGGCTTGTAGCGTTCTCTTTTACTACGGTCTTTTTCCATCCTTTTTTGTATTTTCCAGTAGCAACCGGAGAATTTTGTTTCAGCTTTGCAACTGTCCTTTTTGCAACATTGTTTACACACTCTTTTGTTGTTGCAGCGCAATGTTTTCCGTAATCTTCAACAAGGCGATTGATCTCTGTTGTCAGATCATCAATTTTGATGCTATTGCTCACAATCCGGCCTCCTGTCTGTATAAAGCTGTACAATCTTTTCCAAGGATAAATATACTGCAGGCGGTGTGGCGTCAAATTTCTCCTGGATCTGTACAATTTTGTACTGAGCCGGATTGTGTTCGTCTATTTCATCTCTTTCGAAATCAAAAGGATCCCAGAGCCATCCGCTTTGAGAGTCAATGACAACCACGTCCAGAACTTCTATGTTTTCCCGGTTCAAAACTTCTGCCGGAATGCTCAGGAGCTTTGACAGCTTGTTTCCTGCCGTCTGTGCGTCAAAATAACGTCTCTCTCCGATCGTACGGTTTCCGAAACGTATACCCTTTAATTTTGTATACGTGATTGTTCTTTCTTCTACATTGCAGATACTCAGTACCCCGTCTGTAAAGGTTTCAAACTGTTTGCTTTTGATCCTCGGCATATTCATCCACCTTTTTCGCTATCTGCAGGCTTATAATCTCATTTTTGTAATTTGTCCAAAACTGTTGCCGTTCTCCAGAGCGTTCATACATTACCATCTGAAAAAGGAGTGCTTTTTCCTGGGTGTCCCCCAGGAAATCGCACTCTCCTAATACTCCGGACAATGATGCCATGCCGCGCTTTATCATTCCTATGAGTTTTTCGTCTCCTTTCGGATCGTCCCAGGTAATGTCCAGGTAATTTCTGACCTCTTCGAGAAGTGTTGAAATCTCATTTTCTGACATAGCATTTCACCTCATCATTCTTTTGTGACGGTTACAGTGTAGGTCTTTGTCTGCTCTCCATCTGTTACTTTAACAGTTACTGTATTTGATCCGCTGTTCCAGGTTGCTTTTCCGCCGTTTGTTACCTGTGTTGCTCCTACTTTGATCTCAATATTTGCGGTTGCTGATTCCGGGAATGCAGTGATTGTATTTGTTGCGGCGGTTGTTGTAACAGTGTAGCTTTCTGTGCTTGCATCAAATTTCGGAGTCAGTGTCAGACCGCCGATTTTTAAGTCTGCTAAAAGTGCATTATCTACATGCTCCTCTACCTTGCTTACTACTTCAAAACGAACCGGCTGCAGGTTTTCAATATTGAGAACGACAAAAGCATTATTATCCAGGGCGAATCCGTGAGCATATGCTTTGATAAGATAAACTCTTTCATCTTCCAGGAATCTGTACTCATCGGAATATTCGATTTTTCCATTTTTAGCCATACCGACTCCAAGGAAATACTTGTCTCCCATGCCGTATGTGACTGTTCCCTCTTTAACTGCTGCTGACTGAATAATTTCTACCGGGATAGGCATAGTTGAAACATAGGTACCATCAGGAGTCATTGCGCGAGTTGCTGGAAGCACTCTTTTCCAGTAATCCACTGGATTTACAAGCATAATCAAATTGCTGACTACTCTTGCCTGGCCTTTGCTGTTTCTCGCCATAATTGCGGTGATGTTTCCAAGCTGGACTAAATTCATAGCAGTGATCTTAATCGGTTCTTTCTCCGGATATTCTCCGGATACAACTGTCACTCCGTCTCCTACCTGGCGAGTCATTCCGATTGGCTGATCTTTTCCGGTTCCGTTTACGATTCCATACTCCAGTCCATTCGCAAGGGCTTCTGTAAGTACCTCGCGCACGTATTTATCTAACCATGCAGGTCCTAAATCCAGCATAGCTTTAGAAATCGGCAAGAATGCGCTAAGTTTGTCCTGAGTTACATCCACTTCCTTGAATCCGGATGTCAGTTCCTCGATGATCTTACTTGTAAGTTTTCCCCATGCTGCTTTCTGTTCTCCATTTGTGTTCATCATCATTCTTGTGAGTCCAGAAACAGTTGTTGCATTCACTTTAGCCAGTAACGGGTGGTTTGTTGTAAGTTCATCAAAAACTGAATTTATGATTGTTTCCGGGAAAACAGTCTCAATGTTGTTGAGTGCCTGTTTCGGATCCTGGGATTTCATTGCATCAATAATTTTTTCGTAGTATTCTCTTTCTGCGCTTGTAAGCTGACGAACACCTCTCTGTGCAAGCACGTTTACATCGTTCTGGTTCATCATCTCTTTTGCTTCTTCCAGCACGTTCTGCTCAATATCCTGGCAGAGTTCCAGGAACACCTCTGTAAACGCTTCTGCGTCATTCGCTGCAACTGCAGCATTCATTTTGTTAAGGATTTCCCCTCTTTTCAGTGCGATAAAATCTCTGTTTTTCATTTTATTCTCCTTTTTTGAATCCCTGCAAGAATCCCTGCAGCGTGTGTGGTGGCTCTTTTGGATCTGCTGGCGGTTTCTGGCTGCTCTGCATAAGTTTCAACTGTTCTCTGAATGACTTTGTGTCATTCATATGCTGCACAACTTCCTGGAGACGTTTCTGCATCTCCTCTCTGGTTGTATCGTCCTCCGGAGCATGTCCGTAATCTTCTACCTTGTCGATCAGGCCGTACTGCAGACAATCCTCCGGTGTCAGGAATGTTTCTGCGGTCATCATGTCCGCGAGCTGCTGTTCATCCAGATTTGAGCGTTCCAGGAAGATCTTGCGATTGCTTGCTGTAAGTACGTCCAGGTCGTCTGCTGTCTTTCTCAGCTCCCTGGCGTTTCCGGATGCTGTAACCCATGGTTCGTGAATCAAGGCAGTTGTTCCTACGCCCATGATTCTTTCATCGCACGCCTGCAGTATAACGAATGCTACAGAGTACGCAACGCCGTCCACGATCCCTTTTACATGGCTTCCTGACTGCTTCAAAAGATTGTAAATTGTAACGCCCTCTTTTACAGACCCGCCATTGCTGTTAATATGCAGCTCAATCGTGTGCTCTGCCGGAATTGCGGCCAGCTGATCGCGGAAATACTTCGCAGATGTCTCACTTTCTGCGTATGACCAGGTTTTCCAGTCAAATTCGCCGTAAGCAGATACATCATCGTAAATGTAGAGCAGATGCGTCGCCGGATCTGCTGCCTGCTTAAAGCAAAAATTAGTTTTATTCTGTGTTTTTTCCATCTTTGGCACTTTCTCCACCTCCCTCTATATCCTGTAAAACATTTTGTACAGTTCCGTAATTTTTCGTGATGAAATGTTGATCCGCCCAGTCCTCGTTGATCTGTGGCTGTCCCAGCGCACGCAAGATCATGTTGATCGTATGCGTTCCGGACTGCACCAGCTTGTCAATCTGGGTCGCATTGCTAAACAGATCCACATGCTTAACATGTGACGTATCAACCATACATCTGCTGCCTTTCAGGACTGCTTTTCCGTAGCGCTTGCGATTTATCTCTGTTGCCAGGGATTCTGCAAGCGGATCCAAGGTAACGGTCAACAATTCATCTATTGCCTTGCTGTTGTCCTGTACATTCCCCTTTAGAATTGACGGCGGGATTCCGAACGCGCGCGCCGTAAAATCAAATATATCGTCATACAGTGCCTTTATGTCTCTCGTCGTTGTCTCGTTGTAATTCTTTGTATTTTTCGCCTCAGTGAATGTATAACCGTCAAATAACGGCAGTACTGCGTTTTCACTTTCGAAAAATGTTCTGAAATACTCATTCATCAGCTTTTCAAGATCTTTGCTGAAATTCTTTGAGTTCTGAGCTACTGTAGATATATCCAGGATCCCTTTTGATCCATGCGATTTCAAGAAATTCTTAGAGCCATACTGGATCAGTTTCGAATAAGATCCATACAGTCCCTGCAGCACTGTATTTACATTTTTCCAGTTCGGCTTTAAGTACATAACATCTGCCGATCTGAATGTCCGCAAAAACGTATAGTCGTCAACAGTAACCTGGTTGTATGTATTCCCGTACAGGGCATTTCTGTTCGTGCAGAAAGAATCCGCCACGTAGATCTGTCCGTCTATACCCTCTACGATCAGAGCCTCATTGTTGCGAAACATCTTTTCAACCAGCTTGTCAAAAAACTGCTGCTTATTTTGGTTTCTATTCGGCTCAATATTCCAGACGTAGTATTCGTCCCGGAATATCTCCTCGCCATTTAGGAATGTACGAATCTCACATTTCGCAAGCAGTTTCGCAATGATCTGAATTGCTCTCTGAAAAGCAAGTTCTCTCAGATATATCTCTGCTACTATGTTTTCAATCGGATTGTCTGCAATTTCGAAACGTTCAGTATTTTCAATTGACTGTTCGAGTTCTTTTTCTTCCTGATCTGGTTTTCCCCGGATCAGGTTTCGGAATGAAAACCCCATTTCTGCCTCACCCCCTTTCAATAAATCATTACGCCGATGTCTGGCAGCTCCGTAGCAGCTGCATACGGGATCATGTCCTCTATGGTCATAGATGCGACAAGCGCCATGAACGGGTCTGTCTTTCTGCTTTTCGCTTCAATTTTCCCGTATACATAATTTCCTATGTCTGCATCATCCTTTTTCCCTGGCTTTCTTCCGTACTGGACCATCTTCGTGTTGTTTGTTCCCCATCTGAGGACCGGATTGTCGCCCCAGATGAAATAATCATTCGCAAAGCAGCTATCTATTACTGTCGCGACTCTCATAACATCCGACGGCCTTACAAGTTTCAGGTTTTTGTATACCTTTGCATCGAAACCGATCTCTCTGAGCGCTCCTGCCAGCAATGCGTAACGGAAATCGTCTATTGCGACACCCTTGATGCAATACTGTGTCATTGCAAGTTGGATATAATCAACGATCACCTCCGGATGTATTTCTACGTCGTCAATAATCGTCAATAGCCCTCTTCTTTCCCACTCTGCAAGCGGCGCCTTTATCCTCGGAATATCCTTTGACTGTTTGCATAACCAGGAATGATTGATGTCATACCGGTTGTTTTCATCTCTGAAATGCAAATTCACGGAAACAAAGTCCGTGATCTTTGAAAAGTCAATTCCACATGTACAGATCCGTCCGTCCAGATCCGGGATTTCTCTGTTTGTGAGCTTAATTTTTTCATACGAACAGACTTTTATCTCGACTGATCCTGACGGAACGTTCATTCGCTTCGTCATGAACGCGGAGAGGCGTTCCGGATGTACGAGCCAATCCCGGTATTCTTTCCGGATCTCGCCCATAAGTGTCGGAAGATACGGCAGGGATGGGTTTGCTTTCTCCCAGTTCTTTTCGTCGTGTACTTCTTCTTTGCTGTCCAGGCGGCAGATGAACGGCAGCAGACCGTTATCCGGCATATCTCCGAAAAGAATCTCCTCCGCTGTTTCAAGAATATCGTCCAGAGGTCCCTCTCTTATGTCTCCCTGTGTTGTGTAATAGGACCGGCGCGGATGTGGTTTCTTTCCCAGACCTGTTGTAAATACCTCAATATTCTTATAATCCTGGTACTGGTGTATCTCGTTAAATACCGCCAGTCCCGAACGCATACCGTCTTTTCCGGACGGGTTGTTCGTTCTTCCCAGGATCGTTGAATTTGTTTTTATACCCACAACTTTTTCGGAACTCCATTTATAAAACTTTTTCAGTTTTTTTGTGTGTTCCGGCATTTCCAGGGCCTCAACCACGTCTTTCAGCGGTCTCAGTGCCTGGTCCTCATTGTTTGCGCATATATCAACGTCATATGCACGGATTCCGTTGTACGGGCTTACCAAGCAGGCAGCTTCCCAGGCAATCGTACCGTCTTTTCCGGCTCCTCGTCCTAACATACAGAACAGATCCGGCCAGCGCGGTGTTTTTGATACTCTCCAGTATGTACAATCATGTAGTCCTACTACAAAGATCTGCCAGGGAAACAGCGTTTCAAACGGGAAATACTTAGCGATTCCGATGTATTTCGTCAGCTGCTCACTGTCTACGTATATGTCTTCGGTTTCAAAACATTTTCGAACATGTGATACCAGCGCTTTGACATCCCTGGAAGTCCTGATTTTCTCAGACTCGACAGCCTCCATGAATGCCTCAATACGTGGATCACAATTCCTCATCATCATCCCCCTTGATTGTTTCTTTTGTTGTCAGTTCCAGCTTGTCCAGTATCATGAGCATCTGTTTATTTACAGCTACAAGATCCTTGACAGATTGATTCTGTTTCACGATCTTCGCCTTGCCACTTGCAGACATCGTTTCGTACGTCACGCCACGCTTTTTGATATCGGTTTTCAGCTTCTTTTTGACATCATAGAGGGTCATATAGTCGTCTAAAAGGTCATTAAATACAGATATATCCGCCTGTTTTTTTCGCAATTGCTCTTTTAAGCTTTCTAATATATCCGCTTTTTTTTCGGCCATTTTTTCACCCCTATTTTTTTATTTTTCATCATGCGCGACTTTTCCCGGATTTGTCGAG